CACCAGCACCATCATTATCAACATCAATAAACCCTGGTTTAGGACCTATTAAATCATTAAAATCTACAAAGAACCTATCGATTCGATTTTGTCTTGTAGGCTGTGCTGGTAACAATTCAAATATATTAGTATCTAATACTTCATTAGCTTTTTCTGGATCTATTATTGGTTGAAATTGAATTGGTTTAGTTAATTGACTCAAATTCAAGATATTTACAAAAAATCTTTCTACTACAACCGCAGCCATTAGAATCCCCCCGGCGTTTCATCATCAGATATGACTAAATCTTCATCATAATACTTTATTGCTTCTTCAGCAATAACAACATTAATCCCAAGTCCAAAATTTTCATATTTCATTATATATTGTTGTAATTTCCAATATTCCCCAAGTAAGATTGGACGGTCTGCAGGTGCAGGATAAGATATCTCAGGAGGTAAAACTAAAGTAAATTTTTCTTCAAGGTCTTCAACTGGAATTGAATTATCGTAAACATTTTGACATATTTGTTCAAAAGAATCACCTTGTAAATCTTGTCTATTTTCTAAAGTATTTCTATCTTTTTTATAAAAAACTAAAGGTTCATTTTCATTACGACCTGTTGTTTTTATACCATCACGAATGGTTGTTTGCATTGAAAGAATTTGTTCATCGGTTAAGGTATAATCTTCAAACCAAAGTTTATAAAACACATCACTTACTATTTCCCTAACTTCTTGAAGAGTTTCATATGTATATTTTCTAAATATTACATCAGCGGGATGTATATCTTGTACGGTGCCGATAACACCCTCACCAACCACCATTGTACCATCTTGATATATATGATATACACCTACATATTGTGTATCTCGATCGTTGAAGAAATAAAAATTATCATTGTCTGTAGCTTCTAATCCCACAGTTATTATTGGATTTATTACTGGTCCAGCGCCTTCGGTTTCCATATCAACTTCAGAATCTTGAAGAATTATATCATCTGGATTTATCTCATGTTCTTCATCCTGTACTCCTTCCCCAACCATAGCAGTACCATCTTCCATTAAATGATAAAGACCTTCATATGGATTATTTAAATCTGGTAAAAGATATTCCATTTGAGGATTAGCAAAATACCAACCATCTTCAAGTGTAGCATTCAAATTAACTTCTGCTACTGGATTGCCTGTACCAGCGTCTAAATCTGGTACATCAAAATCTAAAGGATCTGTATCTACATCTCCTGTATCCAGCCCACCAGTATCTTCTCCTGTATTAGATATAATATCTTGATTTTCTACATCATCTTTAGTTTCTTCTAACTCAACATCTGGGTCAACATCTTTATTATCAACATCGTAATCCATAACTAAGTCCTTAATATAAATTCAAAATCATCATCGTATATTATCTTCTGACCATCATTGTGATTTACCTTTATCAGAATCTTATAAGCTCGATTTGGTTCAAAAGCATTTAAATCTTGTTTAAAATAATTAGAAGTGGTATCACAACTCATTGTTGTATAAGCACTAAATGGAACAACAGATTCATTTGTTGCCATATCAATTATAGAATAAGAACCTGAACCATATGGTATAAAACTGCTACTTACGGTTTGAACTGAAGTGGAGAAACTTTTTTGTATATATCTCTTACGAGCGCCAAATCTAAACTTGACAATTTCATTTTCTTTATATGCCCCTCTAAAATGTATTGGGTATAGATAATTTTCACTATTACCACTAACATCTAATTCAGTTAAACTACCTGTATTTGAACCAGTTGCTGGTAAATGGTCATCCCATTTAAGTTCTATCTTTGGAGAATATATTGTATTAGTTTGTCTTGAGAAAAAATTTAAATCTTCAAAACTACCAGTTGATGTTTCTCTACTACCAGAAAATCTTAGTATCAAACCATAGTTGTTATTTACCCCACCAAACCATTTGTCAGCAAGAGATGTAATATCCATGTTAATATCAGGTGACTCTGATGAAAATGATTGCGTAACTTCATCCCCACCAATATAAGTTCCACCAAGAGTTGTCCAACTTATTTCAGAAGCACCATCATAATTCTGTCTATACTCCCAACTACATCCCTCTATTGTTTTTGGTACATCCACTTCTTTACCAATACCTTCATCCCAAGATTCAGAAAGTGGGTAAGCGGCAATTGTATAATCTTCACTCAAACCACTTGTCCCCTCTGTTTCATATAATCTTAGATTAAGTTTGTAACTACTTGGTAAAACAGATGAACTAATATAATTCTCTATTTCACTAGCATCAAACTGAAGAAGGATACGAGTTGGGTAAGAAAAAGTTCGGTCAAAAAATACTTTTTTTAATTCAAGTACTTCATCTTGACCTGTGTTCTTATCTTTAAAATCTTCGCCCGTAATGGCATTTGAACCACTACTAATAAAGGCATCTTTGGTCGTAAAAAAATATCTATGCATTATACTACTTTCCCGTATATATCTGTGTTAGGATTTTTTAATTCGAATACTGCTGGAGAAATAGATGGTCTATAAACTCCGTCATGTAAAGCATTATCAAAACTATATTCAAATCCATAGCTACTATCATTACTCGCATATACATCCCCATCAGCTTGATAGTAATACAATTTTCTACCTGTAGCATAAGAATCTGTTCCGTTCTGAAACAACTTTAATTCTTTAATACCAATTACACCACCCAATCCCAATATTCTATATTGTAAATCGTTCATATTAATTGATTGTCTAAACTGCATTTTATCCACTTTAAAAAAGTTTTTTATGACATCAATTATATTTAGTTTTACTTCGGTTGGATTAAACCTTCGGTCATAATTGACAACAAACCGAACTCCAAAATTTGCAACATAACCAGAAAATAATGTATCATTTAAAGAAAAACCAAAATCAAGTTGGTCATTAATCATCCGAAAATGATTAATATAAGTGGCAAGATTCTGTAATACAAGTTGTGGTGTTTGAACTAATTGTTTATTTTGATTGTAAGAAAGAGTAGAAACTAAAAGAGTCCCACCGTCTAATCTTTCTACATACGCTTTAGCAATACTACCAAACTTTTGTGGAAGACTTAATATCCTTGCCGTATAATCTTCTTTAGTAACACAACGAAGTTGGGTAGCAAAGAAAGCACTAGCATTATTTCTTATCTCATCAACAGTCTGCCCATCAGTTCCACCGACACTTGTTTCGTCATTCGTTACAGTTATAGTACCAGATGATGGTGGGTTATTAATAGTTGTAAGTTCTCCAGCTTGGACATTAGAACTAGCTCCACCACCAACTCTATATGTAAATATCAATGTAGTGTTTGCTGGAGTTTCACCCAAGTTTAAATTATTTCCAACATTAGAACCGATAGCGCCAGGTATATCAGAGAGATTAGTTCCGTTTATAGTTACACCAGCTTGTTCTACAGGATCTACATTTGAACCTGAATTACTAAATCTAAATAACCCGTTACCGAACTGAGCCTTATATGATTGTGTGTCTTCATCAAATTTAGTAGTAAATTTTTTATTTGTTTTTATATACTCGGCGACATATGGTATGGGTACAGGTGAAATTTCACCAGTACTACTCCCTTGGTCATAAGCATCACTTCTAACTCCTGAAATAGTATCCGTTGTAGAATCACTATAATGAGTCTGTCTTAAGACTTTTTCTTGCGCTAAGTAATCAACCTCATGCCAGTTTTGTCCAGAACTATCTTCACATTTTAAAATCTCAACAATATTATCTTCTGCAAAATCCAATTCTAAAAATTTTGTTGGACTTGTTATTGTAAAAGATTTAGTTTTTGTTTTACCAGATACGGCACGAACATATCTTGTTAAAGTATAAGAACTTGCTTCTCCAGTATCACTAAGTGATGGTGCACTAATAGCAGGATCGTTAGAACCACTTGCTTTAAAATCTATTTCTTCGGTTGTTTCGAAAAGTATTTCAGGGTCTACACTTGATGCAATTTGTAATCCACTATCTATCGAGTCTGGCGCGCCACCATAAACTGGTAGGCCTGTAGTAGCATCGGCACTTATTACCGTATCAACTTTTAGACGAACAACAGATGGTGTTTTATTTGGAGTTTTATATCCAAGAAATTCGGCAAGTCTACGAATATTTCTCTTCTCTGTTGCCGTACTTAAAAGATTCTCTTTATAATTGTAATCAATGTAGTAAGATAGAACATCACCCACATAACTTGATAATTCTATTAACATCATACCAGGTGATGTTTCATTAAAATCTTTATATGTATCAGGAAAATAAGATTTAGTATATTCGATTAAATCTTTTTTTATTGAACTAAAATCTTTACTTGTGTAATTCACATTTGTTGGTATTAAATTTTGTTTATCTGTATATGCCATTTTAGTATGCCCCACCAGTTTCAGTTATTGATGTTTGACCAACACCAGCACCATCAAATGTAACTTGAACACTCTCCATAGAATTAGGTGCTCTTTTTATGTTAAAATCTATTTTAATAATCACTTGATTTACCTCATCCCTTCTAGCTACTTGAATATCTTTAAGTTCAACAAAAGGAAGCCATCTTTGAAAAACATCTACTATATTATTTTCTATCTGTATTGTTAAGTCCTCTGTCATTGGTTCAAAAAGAATTCTTTTTAAATTCATACCTAAAGTTGGTTGGAATACCCTCTCACCTCTTTCAGTTTGTAAAAGAAGTTTAATATTATTTTTGATGGACTCTACAGTTGTCTTTGTAGTTTTAAAATATCCATCTCCACCACCAACTCTCCCAATTGGAAAGTCAATACCTACAGATACTCTTGTATCTTGATCTTCTATAAATCTATCTTTTCTTCTATCTAATATTGGCATTATTCTTCTAACTGTTTCTTAGTTAATCCACTATGGTCCACTTCATCTTTCCTAAGTTTTACCACCGATGCATCAGATTTATCTTTAGCATCCAAACTTCCATTCTCAGCTGCCCCATTAACATCCACATCTGCAGTTGTTTCTATTATCATCCCAGCTGCACTTGCAAGATTAACAGCTGATGTCGGTGGAACTGCAGTAGCTGGTAATAAAGGACCACCACCTGGAGCCGTACCACCTACCACAAGAACTGGTGCTGTTGGATTTCCACTTATTACACCTTGTAAAACAGGTGCACTTAATTTATCAACTCTAAAAGTTTCATTCGTTACCCAATTAACTATTGCCTTTGTCAAATCAATCGCTAACACATTAACTTTATCTTTCCCAGCTGGTGACATTTCAAAATCAGGAGCTGGATTATCTGGAGTTAGATTTTTTACTAAAGCGTTATATATGTCGTCTTTAAGCCCCATTCTTAAACTTTGCCTTTTCTTCTACTTTTTTCATTACTTCTGAATAATCCTTTGTGAATGCCTCAGTTAAATGGTTAGGAAGATTTTGGGTGTTCTCCGTTACGGATTTAACTTCCGGTTCTTCGTTCATTTTTTTCCAATCACCAGCCGTTGCTGTTTCAGCAAGAATGGCATTTAATGTAGCATCTTTTGTATTAGGAATAATTGGAGATTTTTGTTTAGTTATTTTTTTCGTAGGAGATGAGACAAGTTGTGATGTCCTATCTTCTACTATAACATTAGATCCATTACTAACTAACACTTCATCTATTTTTTTTTCAAGTGCAGTAAATTTATAATCTAACTCTTCTCTTATAATATCTCTTATTAATTTCTTAAACATATTAACCTTCATTATTGACTCCTGTTCTCTTCTATGAAATGGTGTTTACTAAAAAATGTTGTTCCACTATCTGGATAAATTCCAGTGTTTTCGTCTTTTTCTCTTTCTTGTAATTTAACTAAATGTGCAGTTATATCGTCTATTGATTCAACCGTAGCTGTTGCTAATTGTAAAGGAGCTCCTGTTGCATCCACTAATGGTAATGGAACACCTTGTACTAAAGCATGAGCATTCTTTATTATATTCATCATATCTTGTAATACTTTTCTTAACTCTTCCCCTAATACCATAGGTTCTTTTTTAGTTTTAGATTGCTTCCCTAAATAAATATTCTCTGATTCAATAACTGAGAATCCTTTGTTAGTAATAGTTATATTTCTTCCAGCACCAAAGTTAATATTACGCTTTGCTGACATAGTTAAATCATTCTCTTGTGCATCAAATGTAATCCTATCAGAGAACATTATTATTTGGTCAAATTCAGTTTGGTGTTTAGGATTTTCTTGCAACTTACCATACTCTATATTAAATACATCTTCTCTTGGTTCTGATTTTTCATCATTACCATAGTTAATTTGATAACCTGAATATTGTCCTTCTTCAATAGTTTTCAATTCTTCCCTTATTCTTTTATCACTTGATAATAAATCATAACCTTTAACAAATTGATTAATAGAACCAAGTGATAACAAACCTATTACAGATCCATTGTTTCTAATTCTTTCAGTACCATCATCATCCAAAACTCTTTTATTTATACTATTATTTTTTATAGTAATGTATGGATTAACAAACCTACTCCCTATCTGTATAGAATTATTATGTCTACCCTCTAAAGATAAATCAGAGTAAACTGATTCTAATTCAGCAGCAGAACCTTTTTCTCCTACTCTTGTTCCATGAGGAGCATCTAATTCATAATTTTTTTGTTTAAATACTTTCTTAATATTTATTTTTTTGTAATTAACATTATACCCATTGACATCATCTTTTCTACTATCAATAGCAACTTTCTTTTTTAAATTTGGATTTAGATTAGGATTATTAAATGTATCAGGAGTATAATTAGGATTATTAGTTGTATTTAAAGGTCCTAAATAATAATAGACATTACCTATTTTCGTGTAGATAACACTATCCCCCCTTGTTATAGAATCGGAAAAACCTCTAAGTAAAGGTCTACAAGGTATAGAGTTTTTTAAATATCCACTTTGTAATATACCCTCAAAGGTGGGTTTAACTAAAACCATTTGACTAACATCTGATGGTGTATCCGTTAGCGAAACTCCGGATGATAATAAGTCTTCCATTGTATTACATGCTTGTTCCACATGACCATGATGAAAAGTAAATTCAGATAAAATAGTGGAGTCTGGATTAATTACACCTAACTCATTTACTTTTTGTGGATCTAATCTAATGTGATGTGGCATTATGAATCACCATACTTCTGTCTTATCTTAGAAATATCTACTGGATCTTTACTAACAATCTCATCCTTCTTCTTCTGTAAATCTTCCGCTACATCCTCTAAGGAAGCCATAAGTTGTTCCTTTTCCTCTTCGGATAATAAACCAATATCACCTTCGTCTATTGGTTGTTTGGAAATTATCCTTTGATATAGAGTAGCTAGTTTGACAAGATTATCATCATTTTTTATACCGACATCCATAAGTTCTTTTATGATAGGACCTACAATAGCGATGTCTTCAATACCTTGTATGTATCCATGTACCTCTTGGATTAACAAGTCAATTTGAGTTTTCTTGAGTTTGGAATTCTCGTATATCTCTTGAGATAAATCCGAGAAGTTTTTGTCACCGAATATTTTAATATCTTTTTCCATACATATAAATATAGTATGGTTACAATATTACACCAAAGAACCTGTATATCTTAGGTTATCTATGTGACCTCTTGTAAGTACTTCTTCTTGGATTTTAGGGTATATTTTACGAAAAGTATTAGTAACTTGTGTTATTTTAGATGTTTTAACATCTGTCATCTCACGAATCATAATATAAATTGCCTTTTTATTAAAGTTATCAATATTATCTTTATTCTTACAAAGGTATAATATTGATTCGGCAATCTCTCTGTCTTGTTCTTTTGGAAAAAGTCTTTCTACATTTTCCTCAAAATAATCAAGTGTTTTCTTAAAAACTTCAACCGCTGGATTTTTTTCTATGGATTCATCTTTGTTACCAACACCATAAAGAACATCTATATCATCATGGATTTTCATTTTCTTATAGTTAGCATTATTGTTTAGGATGAGATAGTTTTT